GGGTAACTGCCTGAAGTACCTCTGGAGATACGAGTACAAGAACGGTGTCGAGGATCTCAGGAAGGCTAGGGTGTACCTAGACTGGCTCATCAAGGAGGTTGCCGCATGAAGGTCATCGACGGCAAGTTTGGAACAAAGACAGAAGAGAAGGAGATAACCACGGCGGAGTTTCTGGCTGCGTTTGCTGCAAAGGCCACGCTACAGGAGAACGAGGGCAGGAAACCAAAGGTAGTCGTGGTCATGTACGAGGACGGTGAGATGTTTGAAGTAGCGTCCAACGAGCAGTACCCTGATGGAGTGTACATGCTCCTACAGTTAGCGGCACAGGCAATCATAAACGAAACACTAGGAGTAACGGAATGAGAATAACTGATGCAACAATCCGAAACGCAAACAACGGATTTATCCTTGAGTGGTACGATGATGAAAGTAAGATTATGATCTACGACACAATGGACGCACTCGTTGCTGCAATCCGCGAACTACTGGAGGACTAATGGACGCATATCAACAGTACATACACAAGTCACGGTACGCTAGGTACTTGCCTGAGGAGAAGCGTAGGGAGACTTGGGAAGAAACAGTAGCAAGGTACGTCAATTACTTTGCAAATAAGTTTGACATCGAAGAGTCTTATGATGAAATACTTACAGCCATTGACAACCTAGATGTAATGCCCAGCATGAGGGCACTGATGACTGCAGGTGAAGCACTGGAGCGTGACAACGTAGCAGGGTTTAACTGTAGCTATCTGCCTATAGATCACCCTAAGGCGTTTGACGAACTCATGTACGTCCTTCTGTGTGGCACAGGCGTAGGCTTCAGTGTTGAACGACAGTACATACAAAAGTTACCGGAGGTGGCAGAGGAGTTCCATGAAACAGATACAGTTATCAATGTTGCAGATTCGAAGATCGGATGGGCGAAATCGTTTAGGGAGTTGGTATCACTGTTGTACACAGGTCAGGTTCCCAGATGGGACGTTAGCAGAGTACGACCTGCAGGTTCCCCGCTCAAAACTTTCGGAGGTCGTGCAAGTGGCCCTGAACCTCTCATCGACTTGTTCAGATTCACAGTGGACTTGTTTCGGGAAGCTGCTGGACGAAAACTTAGCTCCATTGAATGTCACGATCTTTGCTGCAAGATTGCTCAAATCGTTGTCGTTGGAGGAGTCAGACGATCAGCACTCATCAGCCTCAGTAACCTCACCGACGATAGACTCCGACGATGCAAACACGGACAGTGGTGGGTAGAAGAACCCCAGCGTGGTCTGGCGAATAACTCAGCGTGTTACACAGAGAAGCCAGACTTTGAAGCGTTTCTCAACGAGTGGAGTAGCCTATATGAATCACGATCTGGCGAACGAGGTGTCTTTAGTAGAGTCGCAAGTCAAAAGCAAGCTGCAAGAAATGAACGAAGAGATGCTACCTTTGATTTCGGAACTAATCCGTGTAGCGAAATCATCCTCAGACCCTACCAATTCTGTAATCTTTCAGAGGTTGTTGTTAGGCCACAGGATACACTCGCAAGTCTCAAACGAAAAGTTCGGGTTGCGACTATCCTTGGGACTCTTCAGGCTACCCTCACAAACTTCAGATACCTCAGAAATATTTGGAGAGTAAACACGGAAGAAGAGGCACTGCTGGGTGTGTCACTGACGGGCATCATGGATCACCCGTTGCTGTCTGGGAGAGGAGACAATGCTAAACTTAAGAAGTGGCTTACGGAGATGCGTCAGGAAGCTATCGACACTAACAAGCTCTGGGCTAAGAAGCTGGGAATCAACGCTTCTACTGCTATTACCGCTGTTAAGCCTTCGGGTACTGTTAGTCAGTTGGTCGATAGCGCTAGTGGTATCCATCCTCGTTATAGTGCACAATACATACGCAGAGTACGTGCAGATGCTCGTGACCCACTTTGCAGCGTCCTAGAGGCCGCAGGAGTGCCTGTAGAGGACGATCTCATGTCACCCAGTACTAGGGTATTCTCCTTCCCTATCGCGTCTCCTGAGGGCGCTGTGACAGCCTCAGAGATGGGTGCTATGGAGCAACTAGAGCTATGGGAGATATATCAGGACTACTGGTGTGAACACAAGCCTTCCATGACTTGCTACTACCGTGACGAGGAGTTTCTGGAGGTTGGACAGTGGTTGTACAACAAGTTTGATAAGGTCAGTGGCATCTCTTTCTTGCCTTACTCAGACCACACGTACCAACAGGCTCCTTACGAACCTGTGGACAAAAAGACGTACAACCAGTTAGCTAAGGACTTCCCAAAGGACATCTCTTGGGACATAGAGGAGGCCAGCGACATGACCGAAGGATCACAACAACTGGCCTGTACAGGGAACAACTGTGAACTATAGCGTTACGACATGAAGAATATGGAGTAACCGTTAGACTTACCTACGTCCTCTGGCTTATCTTTAGGGTCATGGGGCGTAGGTATTCCTTCCTTCTGCATCTTCTTGATGCGATCTTTAGACCGCTCACACATACTGTGGTAGTCGATGGATGTGTACTCTACTGTGTGTTTATCTTTGTTCTTCATTTTAGTTTCCTTGTTGTAAGGACATTTTAATCAAATTAAACGCTCTTTGATTTTGTTCTGCCAATCTTTTCGCTTCTTTTTTCTTTCCGATGATCTGAACTAAAGCGGCGGCATCGTGAGCAGCACCAAACTTATTCCCAATAGCGGTTGAAGTTAGCATCGCCCCGGCTTTTTGTCCCATTTGATACTCAGGTATACGAGGATCTATATTAAAGTTGTTTAAAAGTATTTCCCTAAAGCGAACAAGGGCTAGAGGATCGTCCCCAAAAGACATACCCAATCGCCTTAGTCCTGATTCTAATTCTGCTAATTCCTGAGATAAACGGGCACCAGTTGCGCTAGAACTAGATAGGTTCTGCATCGCAGCACCAACAATATCAGTAACCTTAGCATCTACAAACTTTTGTCCGGGTTGTACGTACCTAGAAAAAGGAGCCATAGTTGAAATAACAGTACTTAATTCTTGATTCACCGCCCTGTACTCATCTACCACACTTAAAGATTGATTAATGCTTTGGCGCATTTCCGCTATTGTTCTTTGCATTTGAGGGGAAACACCTGCTTCTGCCAGCGCAGAGGAGTCAATCAACTCATCCAAAATTTTCTTAGCTTGATGCGCTTGTTTTACTGTTGTTGCTCCCATGTCTGTTTGCTGGTTAAAGATAGCAAAAATGTCTTCTATGTTCTTTTTTACAGAACCAAAGCCTTTTAAATCAAATTTAGTTCCTTTTGCCCAGTTTTTGTCTAATTCCAGAGTTACTTTTCCTGTAGGGCTTCTTTTCGCTGTTGGTCGTATACCCGCCTCTGTTATCAAAGACCCAACACCAGACAAAGACTGACCTATGTTTATTTGAGTTTTTCCTAGTTCTCCATCTACGATTGTTTGAAGTCTTTTTCCCAAGCCTCTTCGTTTAGACTGCAAGGCAGATAAACGGTTTGTAATAGCGGTTCCTATCGGTTTAGTAGTTCTGTTTACCATAGAGGATACAGGGTTCCCTTTACCCTGCTCAAAAACTCTAGTCATTTGTGCCATCTGGTTACGAGTAGCTTTAGAACTATTTGTAATAACAGCAACATCTCCTTCCATAATCCCGTTGTCTACCAAAGTCTGTCCAACTTTGTCATCAACTAGTCTACCCTTTGAATCTAGCTTTACTGTAGCAACAGACGCGTCATAACGTAACTCTGGATCAAGTAGCATCTCTTTCTGTGCTTTTCTAACGTCAGCATCAGTAAGTCTACGCATACCGCCGGGAACTAAAGTTGCTCCTTTTATTCCAGCTAGTTCTAATGCAGCTACGGGAAGAGCAGCGGCAACACCTGCTAAATCAGGTGATCCCGTAAACTCAAGTGTTTTATCTTGAAGATACTTACTAGTCGTGTCGAGTGCCTCAGAAACAGGAGACAAAAACTCGCCTATCGCCTGTAGATTTTCTTGCGCTCCTGCTGATCTAGGCGCGTAAGTTAAGGCTTCTTGAGTTTGTTCAATGTCGCCAACAGCCCTTCTAAAGTCTCCACCAGTTCCTATAAAAGAAGCTAATCCCGTTAATCCAGAGGCTGCTCCTGCTGCCACAGACGACCCGATGGCTCCTACCGTTTCAAGAAGTTCATCCATTTTTGTTTGGAACGGCCTAGAAACAACAGATCCACGAGGAACTACAGGCTCGCTTGTGTCAATGTCAACGGCAGCAACAGGTTTTTGTTTGATGTTTTGTTCTCTGATTTTGTTAAGTCTTTCTACAAGACTAGGATCAGTTACAACAGTAGACTCATTTCCGGTTTCTGTAACTCTGTCGCGTTCTCTTTTTTTGTTGAGTTTTTTTATTAACTCAGCATCAGTTACTGTTTCCATTTCAAAGTTTCCCAAGTCTTACGTAGTCTCCTTTATCGTCTACATAGTAAAGAATTCCTTCATCTTCTACGTAACGATCTCCAACAGGTTTTTGACCTAATAAGGCATTTTTAAAATTAGTATAGTGAATTTCCACTTTTTGAAGCTGCTGTGCAAAATCTCCTGACGCTGGATCTAAAGCCGCAAGGTTAGCTCCTAAAAGACCAAGTTCAACATTAGACACGTTACCTAAGGCACCTCCAGTTTTTGATTCGTCCCTCATTTGCTGTAGTCTATCAAAAGATAAAGCCGACTTTAGCGTTTCTACTCTACCACTTAACTGTCTTGCGTTAGTAGTAGGAAGAAACTTTGTAACATCGTAAAACACAGGGTATACTTCTCCAGACAACCCAGATGCTTCTTTAACAGTGTTTAAAATATTATCTGTGCTTAATAGTTTAGATCTAATAGCGCCTTCATCAGGGCCTTCATCTTCAACAACAGCTTCTAAAACGCTTTTATCGCCTGTTTGTATGTACTCAATTAAAGATTCAGGAGTTGCTGCGTCTTTAAGTGCCGACAATGGTAGTAATTCAGCAGCTTCCGACGGTTCTACATATTGTTCTGTTTCAGTATTGAAAACTCTGTTTCCAACAACTTTAAATTTATCTTTAGTGGTTGTTACTGACTCGTTAAGTATTTGCATAGCTCTTTCAGGAGACACGCCATATCCTTCAGCGGTTGTTAAATAGTTTTGCCGCTTAAGATTGTTTCGTGAAATATCTTCAGAAGGTGATGCTTGCATCATCCTAGCCATGTTGAATAAAGCAAGCTCGCCTTTTTCCTGCAGTGCGGTCTTTTTTTCAGTTTGTGCAGCAGTAGCTTGTTTTGCCGCACTATTAAACGCAGCAGCAGCGTCCTCGTCGCCTTGTGCACGATACTGGTTTTCGAGTTGCTGTAGCTTCGCAGGATTGCCTATATTTTCTTGAAGCAGTCTCTGTATTTCAGCTTGGCTTGCTTTGCGTTGCTGCTGCATACGCATAATACCCGGAGTCTGCCCAAGACCCTTAGCAGCCTCAAACAGACCTTGCTGGTACGTAGGCTGCAAGAGTCCTTGTAAAAAAGTTTGTGAAAATCTAGCCACGGTTAGCCTCCGAATAATGTACCAAACAGAGAACCTACTGTTCCCTCACCTGTTTTAATTGGGCTAAATAACCCGCCTAGTATACCTGAACCTATACCGCCCAAGAGGTTAGCTCTGGCTTGTTCTGCAACCAACCTAGCCTCAAGTCCTGCCATAGATGTTTCACCAAACTGACCAGCGCCAAACAACTGACCACGCTGTTGCAACTGCGGGTAAAGCTGTGCAGCCTGTTGTGCAGCCAGAAGCTGCGTCTGTGGGATGTACGATCCTGTGAGTGCGCCCAAGGCAAGCTGTTGTTGTGCCTGTTGTGCAGCTAGATCCTGCATAGCCAACTGGCTACCTAAGCCAGCGTACTGTGCACCTAAACCAGCCTGTTGCGCCTGTAGTCCACCAGCAAGCTGTGCCAACTGAGCCGCCTGTTGTGCTGATGTAGCTGCTCTTCCTAGACCTTCAGACTGCAACTGAGATTCAATCTGCTGTGCGCTGAGGCCAAGCTGTGACAACTGTGCAGCCCTCTGTTGTGCTGCTGACTGAAGCTGGCTAGAAAGTCCTGCTTGCTGACCAAACAAACCACCTAAAGTCTGCGCCGTACCCAGAGCTTGCTGACGTTCTGCCTGTGCTTGCTGAATAGCCGCTAGTGATGCTCTGTTCTGTGCTTCTTCTTGTGCTTGAGACAACGCAAGCTGTTCAGGAGTACCACCAAACATGGCTGTACGTACACCTAAGCGTCCTTGTTGAGCCAGACGCTCTTCTAAGGCTAAACGCTGTCGCTCTTCTTCAGGACGTTGTGTAGCTCTGATACGCTCGTATACACTAGCTTCACGAGCAGCCGCAGGAGTTAGTACGTCTTGTGCAGCTTGTCCTGCGAGTCCTGCGTACTGTCTTCTGAGTGCTTCGATGTCTGCAGGAGCCTGTGCGCCCAATCCAGCAGCACCCATGCCCAACGCTTGTTGACCGAACTCTCCTATAGTTGGAGCTTGTTGATAAGCACGAGGGTCAGCTAATTTAGCTCTTATTTGGTCATCAGACAGTCCTTGCAATCTTGGGTCGTTTCTGGAAACAGGTATTTGATAACCGCCGGGAGATGTTACCATTAACATTTCTGGTGACATTCCTTTTGCGCGTAAACCCTGAAAAGGAGAAGGCATCTCTTGAGGTTGATAACCCTCTGGTGCAGGCTGTATTTCGCTCATGGTTGGGTTGCCACTCATCTGACCAGATATTGTAAAAGACTCGCCTGTTTGCGGGTTTCTGTAGTAAGTGGAGTTTCCGGTGCTCGCTGTCGCCATAAAGCCAGCAGGTATTTTTGGCCCTGACGGGCTAGGGGTGTAGTCTTGTGGCAGTTGACCAAGCTGACTTTGAACGCTTGGTGCAACGCCGCCTGTTAACTGTCGTTGTTGTTCTTGCAACAAAGATAAACCTTGCGGAGGAACACCACCACCTAAAGCACTTGCAGCTTGCTGAGTAAACATACCACGCAGAAGATTAATGTCTGCTGGTTGTTGTGCCGCAGCACCCATGAACTGACCACCTAAGCCAAACGCCTGTTGTGCCGCTTGCTGCCTCTGTGCTGCTCCGTACGGATCAGTAAACAAAGCAGACTCTGCCTGTCCTTGTAGCATATCTTGAATAAACTGCTCTGAAATAGGCAAGTCCATAGTGACGCCACTAGGCGTAGCAGCAAATTGACCACCCGTAGCTGTTGTTACAGTAAACGGTTGGAACCTAGACATCTCAATAGCTTGTTGTGCTAACTCAGAAGAACCGGGAATACGTTGTCCACCTACGGTTGTACCTAGTACGGCCTGTTCACCTATATCGCTTAGTCTATCGTATGCTTCTTTAGTAAGAAGACCTCCAGCAAGACCTGCGCCTCCAATTCCTAAAAGATCTTTTAACCAATCTGGCATTAGTAAGTCCCTCCATCAATAGTGCCTGTAGACAGAGTACCTGTAAATGTCAACGCAGGAATCGTTACAGTGCCAGTGAATGTAGGAGAAGCTGTGTCTGCTTTGGTTGCAACCGCTGTTGATATAGCGTTGAACTCAGTGTCAAACTCGCTACCACGAATAACCTTACCACTATCTCCAGAAGGTAAACTGTCTTTAGCAGTAAAGTTTGTTGTTTTTGTATAGTTACTCATACTGTTTTACCCATTAATGCTAATACGTTAATTTCTTGGAGGGATAAAGCAGACCCGTTAATGTCAGCTTCTAGTCCTATCGTAATAATACTTCCGTTACCTGTTGCTTGAACAGAGTTTCTAGTCGTAAGTTCACCACCAGTAAACTCACCGATAGCAAACTCGTCAACACCGTAGTACGCAGGTACTTGGTTGCCTACAGTAAACTCGTAAGTTTTAAAATCTGTAGCTAGATCGTAAGCCCACTTCATAAACACTGTTGCGCCTGTAGCACCAACCAGAGTAGGTCTTAGTTTCTTTAACAGCTTTGTTTTAGCAGGATCACCAAACGTCAACCCCGGACTGTAGTACCTAAAGCGGTACGCCGTTGTGTTATCTAAGTAGCCTGAGTACGTCCCTATTCCGTCGCTTGTTCCTATGTACACTGTACCGTCAGTTTTAACTTCAAATGACTTGTGTGGAATAGAAGTCCACCGTGTAACTCTGTACGCTCCGTTCTCAAGTTTTCCCTTCAAGTCAAAGCAGTACGCAGTGAGTTGATCTGGAAACGTAATAACGTAAAAAGAGTTTTCAGGGCTGTACACAGACGCCGTAGGTAACGTCCTGTTGCTAATCAAACTAATGATCTCAGTCTTCACGTTTAAACTCAGGTCAGACAGAGGCAGTGACTTCTCTTGGATAGTACGACCTAAGCTCCTGAGTCCAGAAGGAGACATAAACAAAACGTCTGTGCCAATGTGTTGAACAGAGTTTCTACAGATGCACCCAACACCAGCTACTGTGTCAACCAGCGCCATACTAGCTGGACTAGACGCTCCTCCGTACACAAGTATGCTGTGCTTACCAAAAATAATCAGGGTGTTGTTGTGTGCTGCCAACGCCCGTACTTCATCGTACCCATCAGGCCAAGCCTTAGATACATCTATAGAACCACTGGAACCACCAGTGAAGTCTGTGCCTATCAACAGGTCAGACCAGTAAATAG